GAAATGTTTTCAGAGTTAACGAGTCGTTCTTTTTCGTTTCCATACTTGGTCTTGATCGTGCAACAAGCCTGACGCTCCGTAATTACATCGTAGTAACTGGACTTCTGGTTATCAACGATAAACCCAAGTTGTCCGTAGTTTACATCAGATTGCCAAGGAAGACGTTTCTCCGCGAGCTTGCTATATCCTGTAGGCGGAAACATTTTGTAAGCCTTATAGATACGCAAGCGTTTGTTCTCGCGCCCGATGTTTGCCAACCTCAAGTGGTTAGCAATGTTCCAAGCATGATTAGCGTTGGAGATTCGTGTTTCTGGTGGTTTGCCATCTTGGTCGAGAGTGGCAAGTGAGAAGTTGTCTTGGCCGATGGATAACATAATTTTTATCGTTTACGATAACGAGTTAAGCGCATTTCTTCGGCGGTTGCAAGAAGAACATCCGCGAGCTTTATGCTCAAGTTTTGTTCCTAAAACTTTGTCTGCTGTTGCGGCTACAGTGTGGATGGCTTGCGCGATCTTATCTCCAATGCCATCGCTATACCAGCAACGTTCGCTTGGCTGACGCTGGCAGATTTGATCCTCGACCATCTGTTCAATATTCGGAGGGATTGGAATTCCATTAGAATTGTAATCCTTCTGGATATTCTGCATAAGACTGTTGAATGTGCTTCCGTAAACAATCGCAGGGAACGTCAACTTATCGCGCTTGATTTCATACTTCCAATACCACCCGCCGACTGGTGCGAGATTTTTGTTTTTAAGTTTCATCTTGCCTTTGCGCGGAAAATATATTTTCTTATTGATATGTCAAGAGCTTTTTCTTCAAACAAAGGAATTCGTAGATATGGAATTCAATTCCCAGAAAACATGGATGACCTTGGTATTGAGTTGTATTGCTACGCTATTAGTAGAGGGGAATACGGGAAAGAGTATTGCGTTAAACATAATATCAATATCGGTGACTTTAAATTACTTTCACCTCACGAACATTTTATTAATGCCGTAAAACTCCAATGGCCGACTGAAGTTTCTATCTACAATCGTGGCTATACCAATACCCAGTTGTTGAGAACTCTTGAGGAGCTTTGCAACAATACAGATATTTGTTTAGCTGGCGCGGCTTCGATGGGTAAATCTTTTCCTGTTGGATTATGGGTCTATCTTGATTGGTGCGCTGCCCCGCACTGCACTTCTTCTTGGGTTGCTACTACAACTCTCGGTGCGTCCGAAGATCGTATCTGGGGCATCATCTCTAAACTCTGGAAGTGTGCAGCCGTTCAGTTTGGTAAGCTGATTGACTATCGCCACATGATTGTTTGGGGTGGCGCATCCAACGATGAGGATAAGGACTATCGTAATGCTATCAAGGCTCTCGCATTCCAGTCAGGTAATGAAGGCCAGAAGGCTATTGATACCACCCGTGGTCGTAAGAATGACCGGATCAGGCTTGCCCTTGATGAGTTGCCAGAAATGGAACTAGGCGCGATTACCGCCAAGGTTAACTTATCCGCTAACAATGATGTGACTTTTATAGGTATCGGAAACCCGTCTGCTGGTGACAATCCTCACACTCGTTGGGCAATGCCTAAAGATTGTTCTAACTTTGATTCTGTTAATCCAGAGATGGACAAGTGGGAAACCGGAACTGGCGTATGCTTGTTTTACAATGGTATGCGCTCTCCAAACTTCGCCGCGCCTGCCAATGAACCATCTCCATTCCCGTTCCTTATGGATCGGAAGAAGCAGGAGATCATGCTTAAACAATGTTACGGAGATGAGAACGCTATCGACTATGTTCGTAACGCTATTGGCTGGTGGCCGAAGTCTGGATTCGCTCAAACAATTCTCACCGCCGATCTGATCCGTAATGCTAATACAAACGAAGAACCACTATGGGATTCTGAAGGATTCACCAAAGTAGCCGGGTTCGATACAGCGTTTACAGTTGGTGGAGACCGATGCGTTCTGACTATCGCCAAGCTAGGATACGTTCGCGGGACTCGCAATCGTGTCATGTATCTAGAAAGCCAGAAGGTCATTCAGTTGTCAGCCAATGCCGCTGCCGAGTTTGAAATCCAACTCGCTACTGAAGTTGTTAATTATTGTAGGTCGGCTGGAGTAAAACCATCCAACTTCGGAATGGACGTTTCTGGTGATGGTGGACGAGTCGGGCAGGCTATTATTCGTGAGTGGCTACGATTTGACTCTACTGGCTCTGCAATCGCACTCATCTCTTCTATGGGTAAACCTACCGAGCGTATCGCCGCCGAGGTTGATAAACGCCCATGTAAGGATGTTTATGATAGGTTGGTGTCTGAATATTGGTATTCAGCCTATCATGGATTCAAGAGTCGGGTTCTCTATGGTGTAGATGGTGGCTCTGATCTGGCGCGGGAACTTTGCCTTCGCCGATACACGATTAAGTCCAAGAAGATTTCTGTAGAGACTAAAGATGACTTTAAGGGAAGAACTGGGTTCTCACCCGACTTGGCTGATAGCTATCTTTACTGCCTAGAGATGGCGCGGAGGTATGGGCTGGTATTTATCGGAAACGATAAAGTTGTTCCTACTAACAGATTCTGGGCGCGGGAACAAAAGCCAGTTGAAGTATTCTCTGATGACGATGCCTACTCATCAGATGATAATGGAGATTGGTAATTAATCCATTATACCTTCAAGTTCCAGCATATTTGCTACTTCTTCTGGAACTACGATACGGATAATCTTTTCTCCGCCGATATGCCCTAGCGTTTCCTTGAGGCGGATATCCTTCTTTGGAACCCAGCACTGGTTAAACTTTTGCTGGAAAAGAATCTTGTATTGGTTCTCTTCTACTTCAGTTCCCTCGCAGATGACGCGAGGCTCAAACGTATTATTTGTGGTCATAAATTAAATAGTTGTTTTCTCTAGCCCATGCTGGGTTATCGTGGATTCTGTTATGGCAGATTCTGCAAACCGCCATGAATGTTTCCATGTTTGATAGATTCTTCCCACGTTTTGCTTTGTGGTGAATATCCATAGCTACATTACCGCATACCTCACAATTCGGATGTTTGTTTAGATATAATTCACGGGCAACCTTGTATATCTTATACTCATCGCGCCTTCTTTTGCTGAAAGCATTTAACTTGCCACCGCTTTTTTTGAAACCCGCTTTGGCTTTGAGAGGCGTTTTTCTTCGTAGCATTGAAAGTAGTCAGTTAGTTCTTGAAGTCCGATGGTGGCCAACTCCATGCTTTCGTATTCTGGACTGTAGCTGTCGGGGAAGGGCTTCCCTCGCTGGTGCATGGGACTTGGGGTTTCTGCGGCGTATGGACTGACTCGGAGCTTGTATTTCCCCTCTTCGATTTCAAGGAAGACACGCATAGTTCGATAATCTTTTCTACTTGTTCTTTTTTCAGAATGCTCTTGGAGTTTACTTCAATCTGGTTGATGAGCGATCCAGTCACTCCGATCCTTTCGCCCAGCTCCCTTACAGTCATGTTCAGTTTCCTGCGAGTCTCACGCAGTTGCTGGGCGAAAGTCCTCCGTCCAATAGAACGAACAGTGCGTGATTGCTCGTAAGCCATCATGCAACTATCGTAGGCTTCTTCTAATGGATGTTTCATTTGAATAAAATTAAACCAGAACTATTGACAAGTCAAGGCATTTTTGATAGCCTTATCTCTTATGGATAACACAAACAACAACAATACATTTGCAGAAGAACTTCTGGATACTGTCAGAAAGACTGTCCTTGTCACAAATATGTCTTTAGCCACCGCGCTAGAAAAACCCTTCATTGCTACCTACGAAAATGATGAAGGCATTCTGATGATGGCTCTCAAGCCAAACAATACCTGTATCATTGTCGCTTGTGGACATGACTCCAATACTGTCATCAAGTGTGATTTCATTATCGCTGGTGAAGGTGTCGGAGAACGCCGCTCGATCTTCAAATGCAAAAACAAAAGTGATGCCGATGACATCTGGGAGGTTCTGACCGACAAACTAGAAGACTGGTCTGCTGGCGTGATTGAGACGATTGAACTAGAGTAATTATCGGTTCCGATAAAAAAGATGCTTGACACTGAATACAACATCTAGTAGTTTCTTTCGCGTGTGAGAAATCACGCCTTCGGGGTGAGAGCCGAAGTAAATAGAACGCAGTCTAAATTAACTAAAACATATATGATCCCTTGTGGTGGTTTCACCACTCTCATGCGTCAGTTGCCGCACTGCTTCGCCACTACAAGGGGTCGCCTTTTTACAATGAGTGTTAGAATAATGTCGGAGGTCTTTGAGAAAAGCAGGACTCAAGGAAATGCAAGATTGGTTCTTCTTGCCCTAGCCGATTCCTGCAATGACGATGCTAGTTGTTGGCCGTCGATTCGGAAACTAGCAGAAAAAGCGAATGTCTCGGAACCTATCTTGAAGAAGTATTTGAATTCTTTGATTGAGGTCGGAGTAGTTACCAGAGATGAGCGAGAGGATCATTTCGGAAGGCAAACATCGAATCTTTACACCATCATTGTTGATAAGATTGGCAGCGATGAAATCAATCGAGATGTCATTCAACAGGTTATATCACCAAGCAGAATTAGGTCAGTTGAGGGGGTAACCCGTGTTAGTGGGGGAGGGGGTAACCCGTTGCAGGGGGTGGAGGGGGTAACCCCGGTTAGTCTCCCTATAATGAACCATCATAAGGAACCGAAAATAGAACCATCACAGCAAACAGTTTTAAAATCCATTGATTTGATTTCCATAAAACCGAAAACAAAACGAAAACCGAAACTCGTAGACGATGCTTTCATCAACGAACTGAAACGCCTTAACCCAGACAAGGACGTAGACAAGGAAGTGCAGATGGCACGGACTTGGATACTCGCTAAACCAGAACGCCAGTTTACCCAACAATTCCTTTCTGGATGGATCAACCGCTCAAAGAACACCATCAAACCAGAACGATTCTCCAACTTTTAACCTAAACCAAATGAAAGAAAAATTAAATGAGCTACACTTATTTGCAGGGGCAGGGGGAGGTATCCTCGGCGGGATGCTTCTCGGACATACCACAGTCTGTGCTATTGAGATTGAACCTTACTGCCGAGAAGTCCTACTGCAACGGCAAAGAGACGGAATCTTGCCAAAGTTCCCAATCTGGGATGATGTCACCACATTCGATGGAACTCCATGGAGAGGGAAAGTTGACGTTGTTTGCGGAGGATTCCCTTGCCAAGACATCTCAAGCGCAGGAAAAGGAGCCGGAATCACAGGGGAAAAAAGCGGATTGTGGGGAGAAATGGCCCGAATCATTGGCGAAGTTCGACCCAAATACGCATTCGTGGAGAACTCACCAGTGCTTACTCTTCGAGGACTTGACCGAGTGCTTGGTGATCTTTCCGAGATGGGGTATGATGCACAATGGGGAGTTGTGGGAGCTTCCCATGTCGGCGCACTTCATCGAAGAGATCGAATTTGGATCGTTGCCAACCGAGAAAGAACAACTCTATCCGACTCCAACCTGTGCGGACGCAAAGAATGTTGGTCGAAACAATTCAAGCCAAAACAACCTTCACAAGATTACAGACCTACATCTGAACCCGGACTTCGTAGAGGAATTGATGTTATGGCCCACAGGGTGGACAGACTTAAAGCCATTGGAAATGGACAAGTTCCACTTGTGGCTGCAACAGCATGGAAAATCCTTGGAGGAGAATAAATGAAAAAAGTCCCAATAGCACACAAGAGCGAAGCGGCAGCATTGTCGCTGATAGCAACCGATCGAAACATCCTTTCCCAACAAACGTGGGATGCCGATTATTTCGCGCTACCTGCCCACAGGATCATCTTTAACGCCCTCCAAGGGGTTCACCAGCGGACAGGCTCTTGTTGTCAATTCTCCGCGATTGCAGAGCTTGAAGCAACTGGACAGCTAGAAGAAGTCGGCGGTGAAGAATCTGTCCACGACACTTTATGCACGATGAAGATCGCATCCGGTAAGGTATGCCAAGACATGGCCGATGACTACCGCAAGAATCTTCACAAGATGAAGGGCTACCGCGATGCCATCTCTATCATTGAGAAAACCGAGAATGACCTACGGATTGGCAAGGCTGACCTACGCTCGTTATCGGAAACGATAATGAAGTGCGCCGAGGATCGGACAGTCAAAGTAAAACCAGTCAAAGATATCATCATCGAGATCATTGATGAGATGGAAGGTAAAGCGGTAAACGAATGCTTTACTACTGGTCTGACAAAAGTGGATCGTGCGCTCAAGGGTGGTATGCACAAAGGAGAGATGATGACTGTAGCTTCGGAGACGGGCGGCGGTAAATCCATCTACCTAGTCCAATCTGCACTCGCAAATCTGTTGGATGGAAAGTCAGTTCTATTCTTTTCCCTAGAGATGAAGGCTAAAGACATCCTGACTCGTATGGCTTGCAACTTGGCAGGCTATCCAATCCGCGAACCAGAGGATTACAAGAATGTAAACCAAGGAGAACTGAAAGCCATCAGCGCGGCACTCCTCAAATTGCACCAGTTACCCATCGAAATCGTGGATGGAATAGCCGATATCACCGAAATTGAGGCCAATATCGCACGATATACAGGCGAAAAACGGGCAGATGTGATTGTTGTAGATTACCTCCAAATCATCTCATATGATGGTTCAGACAGCCGAGAAGGGCAGATTTCCGAGATAGCAAGGCGGTTAAAGGTAGCTGCACTCAAGAATAATTCGATTATGCTGACGGCTTCCCAGTTAAACGACGAGGGAAGACTACGTGAATCACGGGCAATCGGTATGCACTCTGACCAAGTTGTGTATATCGAACACCTAAAGACCAAGAGTATGTTAACAATCAAGAAGAACCGCCGTGGCGCGAGGAACTACACAACGGAAGTCATCATGCGTGGTGACATTTCCAAATTAGAAGAGGTATACTGATGACAACTGACCAAGCATTCGCAAAAGCATCTAGGCTGATGGACGCTGCCCTGACGATCTGGGAGTCTTTCGACAAAGAAAGATATTGTATCGCAGATAATTACTGGAGTGAAGGAATGAAGATATACCATGAATACTTCTCTGAAACAAAAGTATTGACAGAACTACAAGATGTAGATAGCTTGCTGCCCTAACCTGATAACAAATGGATTCACAAAAGTTTTTTGAAAATCATGTTTCTAAAAAAGAAAAAGAAGCATTTATAAAAGCAATCGGAGTTATTGAAATCTTGAGACAAGATGAATTGGATCAGAAATTAATTGAAGCTGGAAAAGCATCAAGAGTAGAGCAAGCCAAACTTGATTGTGAAGCACGAAGAAAAAAACGCGAATTGTTAGCCAATAAATAATATGAGTGACACACCAGAAACAGATGCAAACGCCCATTCAATTTTTGGGAACCATTCTAGCGCCACTGTTCTTGCAGACTTTGCAAGGAAGCTGGAACGTGAGCGCGACGATTTGATGGAACGATGCAGAATTGCACTTTCCGAACGGGATAGTTGGAGGCTTCGGGCAGATCAAAAATATGCAATGCGACGAGAGTTTGAAGAATTACTCGGAGTGGATCATAAGGATGCTTCTGACGAGCAGTTTCAAAAAGGACTTGATTCTCTTAAAGATATAATCCGCGAGCGCGACGAGGCGAGGAATGAGCTGAAGCAATGGCAGACACTGCGATTGTATGGGGCTGAACCAGAATACATCCACGAATACATTAGGATGCTTCGCTATAATTGCTAATATGATTAACTCCAGAGCTAAAGGTGCAAGAGCAGAACGCCAGTGGAGAGATGAACTCCGCGCCCAAGGATTCAATGCTAAACGAGGACAGCAATTCGCGGGTGGTCAAGACTCGCCAGATGTGATCTGCGAAGAACTGAAAGGTAAGCTCCACTTTGAGGTGAAGCACGTTCAGAACTTGAATTTAGATAAGGCTTGTGAGCAGGCCGAGCGGGATGCTAAAGGAATTGCGTGGGCAGTAGCTCATAAAAAGAATAACAAGAACTGGAAGGTTACAATCCCTGCCGACACGTTCTTCAAACTATTAAGGGATGGAATGGAAGCACTATGAAAAAACCAACAACTAAAGCAGGTAAAGCCGCAAAGGTGGCTAAAGTCATGCGGGAATACAAGGCTGGAAAGCTCCACGCTGGAGTGAACCCTAAAGGCCCAAAGAAAGCACCGCTCGCTAAAAGCCGTAAACAAGCGATTGCTATCGCTATGAGTGAAGCTGGAATGAAAAGGAAGAAATGAAAAAAGGACTCTACGCAAATATCAACGCCAAGCGCAAACGCATCGAAGCTGGCAGTGGCGAGAAGATGAGGAAGGTTGGCTCGAAAGGCGCACCAACAGCTAAAGCGTTCATTCAATCCAAGAAAACAGCAAAGAAGAAATAATATGGAAAAGCGATTCACAAAGGTAGTAAAGAACCCCAAGACTGGTAGGACAAAAACTGTGAAGTATGGGCAGGCTGGTAAAGCTAAAGATGGTGGTGATCGTATTCGCCCCGGAACGGCCAAGGGCGATGCGTATTGCGCTCGTTCTGCAAAGATTAAGGGCGATTGGAAGAGCGATCCTAACTCCCCTAACAACCTGTCACGTAAAAAATGGCGTTGCCGTGGTAGTAAGTCAATGAAATGAAAGTCAACGGAAAGAATAACACAGAGAACCTATCGAATGACGATGGACGGGTAGGGTGGAAATACCCACTTAACTCCAAAGAAATCGTCAAAGCCTGCGAGAAGTTCTTCGATAAACGCGGAATGAAGAAGAACACATTCATGCCTGTATTTGATAAGAAATGACCTGTCCAGAATGCGGTAAAGTAACGTCAGTAGTTAACAGCAGGAAGATCAATAAGACAGTAATGCGGAGGAGAGCGTGCAAGTGTGGATTCCGATTCACAACCAACGAAGTCCTTGTTGTCTTATCCAACCGAAACTACCTAAAGAAAAAAGAAATAGAACCAAATGTTGTCTGGACGAGATCAGTTTCAGAAGACACCCCAGATTGGGCAAAGAAAATACTTAAAAACCTATGAGTATCGGAAACGATAAATTCAGATTCCATATCCTCGGCTTGCCACACACAGTAAGTTCCAAGGAATTCAACGCCTGCGCTTATACCCAAAAGGTGGTTAAGTTCGGGAAGATGATGACCGAGCGCGGCCATGAAGTCATCCACTACGGGCATGAGGATAGTCAACTCCCATGCACGGAACACGTCACAGTATTAACAAACGATGACTTCAAGAAGAGCTATGGTAGCCATGACTGGAGGAAGACATTCTTCAAGTTCAACACGAATGACCATGCCTACCAGACGTTCTACAAGAATGCTATCGAAGAAGTAGGTAAGAGGAAACTCAAGCATGACTTCATTCTCCCATTCTGGGGAAGCGGAGTAAGACCTATCTGTGATGCACATCCTGACCTAATCACAGTTGAGCCGGGCATTGGATATGCGGGTGGACACTGGGCGCGGTGGAAGGTATTTGAATCCTACGCAATCTACCATGCTTACTGCGGGATGCAGGCAGTAGGAAATTGCCGCCAAGACAACTACGAGGTAGTCATCCCAAACTACTTCGATAAAGAAGACTTCGACTTCTGTGATAAGAAAGAAGATTACTTCCTCTATCTGGGTAGGGTTTATAGCGGAAAAGGTGTAGATATCGCCATAGATGCCACTAAACGGGCAGGAGTTAAGCTAGTCATCGCAGGCCAAAAAGAGGAAGGTTATCAACTACCAGACCATGTAGAGTATGTAGGCTACGCTGACGTTCCTACTAGGAAGAGGCTTATGTCGAAAGCCAAAGCATCCTTTGTCCCTAGCCAGTATGTAGAACCATTCGGGGGTGTCCAAGTAGAGAACCTACTCTCTGGCACTCCAACAATTACCTCCGACTGGGGTAGCTTCACAGAGAACAACCTGCATGGTGTAACAGGATTCCGCTGCCGCACGATGGGGGACTACGTAGAAGCGATCAACAGCATAAATATGATCGAACCCCACGATTGCAGAACCTTCGGAGAAAACTTCACACTAGAGAAGGTAGCACCAATGTATGAGAAGTATTTCGCGGATGTGATGGATGTATACACCGGAGAAGGGTGGTATTCCAAATCAAACGGACTCCTAGCAAACTACAAACAATACCTATGAGTGACTACACGTTTGAATCAAACTACTGGGGAGATTGCTGTAATACCTTCGATGAAGATCAGAAGCATTATGTCTATGCCCGTTTTATGGGACTAAAGCGGGTGGGATACTCTTTCGATGTAGAGGGTAAATCCATCCTAGATATTGGAGGAGGGCCAACATCCATGCTCCTCAAGACGATTAACCTTGGTGGAGGATTTGTTGTTGATCCATTAAGGTATCCATATTGGACTTACGCGAGATATACAGCAAAAGGAATCGCTTATGATATTCGGCGCGGAGAAGATATAACAATTACTGGATTCGATGAAGCGTGGATATACAACTGCCTTCAGCATACCGACGATCCAGAGTTGATAATCAAGAACGCAAAACGGGCAGCAAAGACACTACGAATCTTTGAATGGATAGACATCCCACCGCATGACGGACATCCAATAGAACTCACCAAAGAAAAGTTAGACGAATGGACAGGAAAAGAAGGTAACACGATTTTACTTTGTGAATCAGGTTGCTACGGAAACGCATACTTTAACACCATATGAAAATAACACTAATACTACTAACCATGTCATTGTGCGCCTGTTCGTCGATGACCAAAGAAACCTACACAGAAACCCGCGAGTTTCACTACCCTAAAGGTGCAACGCCGCATCTGAAGGATATGTATATGCACAAAGGCCCAGAGGTCAGGCAGGCTGAACCTGTGATCCACCAAGAAATCAACCACAATCCCGACCCAGTAGACTTCGATTACGTAGGTGATCTACCACAGAAGACACTAGAGGAAATCGAGTATGAGAATAAGATGCTCTACGCTCTCAAGGTAAACAAAATGATGCGCCAGATGCAATGAATGAAAATGAATATCACTATACTTGAATATCGTGTGCGCTATTACTGGAGAAAGTTCGTAAACTTTATTGGGTTTTGCCACCGCTGCGGATCATCAGTAAATTATACTCGACACGGAAAAGCTGTATGTCCGAACTGCGGAAAATGAACTGGGACGAATACGCTATGAGCATAGCCGAGGTAGTGGCTAAAAAAAGCAAAGACCCATGGCAAAAAGTCGGCGCGGTCATCCTCCGAGAAGACAACTCCATAGCATCAGTAGGATTCAACGGATTCCCTCAAGGCCAAGAAGAAGACTGGTCAGACAGAGAAGAAAGAAGGAAATACGTCATCCACGCAGAACAGAACGCCCTCCGGTATACCCAACCCGGAGAAGGAAAGACACTGGTATCCACCCTACTCCCATGTAGAGACTGCCTAAAGACCATAGCCGCCTATAAGATAAAGAGAGTCCTCTACAAAGACATCTACAAGTCCGACCCTATAGCCTTAGAGATAGCAGAAAAAATGGGAGTCACACTATCCAAATTATGAATGACCAACTCCTAGCTCTAGCCCTAGCTTGGGCAATAGTATCAATCTGCTTCATTATACACAACCTAGACTAGATTATCGTAACCGATAACAAGACATGGTTAACATAATCCTGTTGACATAGGAAAAAGGCGGT